GATGTCTTTCAGCGCGGCGAGGGCCGCCCGGGTGTCCGGGCCGGCGATCCCGTCGACGGTGAGGCCCTTGACGAACTGGAAGTTCCGGACGGCGGTGAGTGTCTGGGAGCCGAAGTCGCCGTCGACTGTGATGCCGCGGACCCCGTAGATCCCGGAGTTCCGCAAAGCGGTCTGCAGGACCCGCACCGCGTCGCCTTTCGACCCGTACTGCAGCACCAGCCCCGGCGGCCAATCTGCCCACGCGGGCACGGACGACGGGGGCGCGGACGGGTCGGCCTGGCCGGGCATCCACGCGATCAGGTTCAGGCCCGCCGCCGACTCGATCACCTCCACGTCCACGTTCCCGCCGGCGAGCATCTGCCCGTTCTGGTACAGCGCGATGTCCTTCGCGTCAACCTGGCCGCCGGACCAGGCGATCGTCTGGACCGCGAACTTCGCCACCCTCGCGGCGATAGCGCGCACGCACGTGTAATAGCTGCCGTAGACCGCTACCCGGTCGATGCCGATCGTGTCGCACCAGCCCGTGAGGTACTGGCCGACGGGGCCGAGCTTGGCGAGCGGGTTAGCTGAGCCGGGCGCGTAGTCGGGGACGTCCTCGTCCACTGTCGCGATGATGGGAGCCCACCCGGGCATCCCGTATGAGGTGGCGAGCGGCAGCGAGAACTTCGCTTTCGCGACCCCGGCTGCGTAGCCGCCGTTCGCCTCGGTGGCGGTGTCCTCCGCGAACAGGAACGTCTTCACGCCGGCGGCCGCGTAGGCGGCGACGAGCTGCGTGGTCGCGTTCTTCGACGGGTCATGGCTGATGTACATTCCCGCGGCGGTGACGCCCCACTGGCGGAGCTGCGCCACGGTCGGCTTGTACCACGCGAAATCGGCTGCGATAGCGGTCATGGTTTCCCTTCTGTCACAGTGTCACGTGCCCGGCGAGAGCCCACCCTGCCGCGGTGTACACGACGCGGTGGTCGGGGGACGCCGACCAGGTGACCGTGCCGTCTGCGCTGATCTGCGACCACCGGCACACGTAGGTTTCGCCGGTGACCATGTTTTCCATGACGTCGCCGGGGGAGACGGGCGCGAACCCGGTCACCACCGTCACCGGCACCTGGGCGGGCGCGGCGGCGAGCTGCCCGGACATCACCCCGGCGGGAGAGATGGCCGCCGTGGCGGCCTGGACGCGGCCCGGCCCGTACAGGGCGAGGCTGATCCCGGTCACCTGGTCGACGGAGAGTACCTGGAATGCGAACAGCACCTGCTGCCCCGCCGTCAGGTCCGCCAGCGTCGTCACGGCCCGATCCGGGTCAGGATCAGCGCGGACCCGGAACCCACCGTCGTCGACGTCGCCGACGACGTGTTCTGCGCCCACTGCAGCTGCAGCGTCCCCGACGTCGACGACGTGAACACGGTGCCGTGCAGGTCCACCGCCAGGTTGTTGCCGCCCCCGTTAGTGCCCGCGGCGACCACGTCGGTCTGGATGTGGGTCGCGCCGACCTGCACCGTCAGCCCGGTCGACAGGTAGTTCCCCGCGTACCGCATCGTCGCCCCCGACGGGAACGTGAACCCCCACTTCAAGTCGCTCGCCCCGGCGGTGCCGCCGAGGTAGTTGATGTACAGGTGGAAAAAGTACTGGGCGTTCGCGTCGACGGTGACGAACAGGGCGCTGTCGTTGACCAGGGTAGTGCTCGAGGTGACGTTCTGCGCGCTGCTCTTGCCCGCGGAGCGGGGCGTGAACCAGGTGTTACAGTCCGCGGCGGCGAGGACCTGCCCGACCGAGTACGTGGGTGCGGCCATCAGGCCCCTTCCCTAATAAGCCAGTGCGTTGGCGTCGAGCTGCCCGAGGGTGGTGTTGTCGAGGACGAGGAACGACCCGTACTTGGTGGCGTCCTGCAGCGCCCACGTGGTCAGCCACGCCGAGGACGCGGAGTCCCAGGTGTGGGTGATCCCGGCGATGAAACAGTCCTTGGAGAACGCGGCCGTTGACGCAGGGCGGTGCCACACCTGGATGCGGTCGCCGATCTCCCGCCCGAGGACCTGCGCCCAGAGGTTGCCGGTGTCGGCCTGCGGGTCGACTGCAATGGACTCGAACCGGTCTTCCCCGCTCCTGGCGATGTACAGGACCCACTGCGCCCAGTTCAGCGCGTCGGTGTCGTTCTGCAGGATCAGGTCGGAGCGAGAGTAGGAGCGGGGGAACTTGTATTTCGTGATCGACGCGGCGTCCTGGATCTCCTGCAGCGTTCCCCCGGCGCGGGTGGCCTGGATGTCGTTCGCGATCGTCGTGTCATCCGAGGCGCGGCTGATCGCGGCGACCGCCAGTTCTGGCAGCGCCGCCAGCGGCTGGGTGCCCGGCCAGAGGAACACCTCATCCGCGTAGAAATAGGCACCGGAGGCAGGCGACTCGATCACCGGCCCGTAGTAGGCGTGATCAGCCCCGAGCGGCGCGGTGCCCGTCGCCGTGAACTGGGTCCACGTGAATCCCGCCGCCGACGCTGACGTGCCCGCCGATGTTGACAGGAACGCGTCAGCCACGTCGAACCAGAAGATCGCCGTATGGAACGTTGAGGTGACCGACGCGTCAACCCACGCTGAGGTGGTGTAGGTGACGCCGGGGACGACAGGCGTGCCGTACCCGGTGGCGGACCGCAGCGTGGCGCTGGCGGGGGTGCCGGTGACCGTGACCTGCGCGCTGAAGCCGCCGGAATGGAACTGGCTGCTGCTCCGGACCGCTGTCGAGTTGATCGGCAGCCAGCCGGTAACCCCGGTCTCGAACGTGCCGTCCGCGGGTCCTGTCCCGGTCATGCCCGGCAGGTCCCCGAACACCGCCTGCACCGTGTTGGAGCGGGTGTCGGTGAGCAGGTCGTGGCGGGCGCGGAACACCACCGCCCCGGCGCCGTTGACGTACAGCTGCCCGACTTCGCTGTCCACGGCGAGCTGCATCAGGTTCAGCGCCGTATCACCCAGGGTGGTGGCCTGCAGCGCCGAATTGCCGGTGCTGATGACGTTCAGCTCGGCGGTGGTGTACCACCCCGCGCGGGACAGGATGTCCCGGACGCGGGCGCCGGTGTCCGCGCCGGCGCCTTCCGCCGCTATGGCGGGGAGGGTGATCCCGGCGAGAACCTTGAACGCGTCACTGCACGGCACGCTGAGTTCGGCGTAGCCGCCCTCGTAGGTGACCTGCGCGGGCATCCACCCGTCCGCGAATCCCGAGTACAGCCGGTAGCTGACACCGTTCCACACAGCCCGGATCCGGACGTTCACCATCGCGGTCAGCTGCGTGATCCCGGCTGACACGTACGGGCCGGCGAGGTTGTCCGGGTCGAGGGCGCCGTCGGAGTTGTCGCAGGTGATGGTGGCGGTGGCTGCCTGGTAGTTCCACAGCGGCCCCGCCAGCCGCGTCGACGGCCGCGTGATGCTGAAGCCGAGAACCCGCTGCGCGAACCCTGTTGACAGGTCGGTCCAGGTGACCGTGTCGCCGAGGGTGCCGGTGTCGAGTTTCCCGCGTGTCGCGTCATCGAGCAGCAGCACCGGGGAGCCCTGCACGGGGGCGCCGGAGACGAGACCGGCTTCGACGATGATCTGCGGCAGGACCGGCAGCGGCGTCGTCATCTCGGCGCAGTACCTTGCGGGTAGAGGCGGCCGCCCGCCTTGGTGTGGGCGAGGATCAGGTCAGCGACCTGCCGCCCGGCTTCCCGCGGGTTCACCGTCGGCGGCACGCTGACATTGATGATGTACGTGTTGCCGGCGCGGCTTCCCGGCATGACCTGCTCACCGCCGCGGAAGCGCACCAGCTCGGGACCGCGCTCACCCACCCACGCCAGTCCCGGCGCCGCCGCCAGCGTGCCGCCCGCGTAGCCCTGGTACGGGCCGCTGAACAGGTTCGGGATGTTGAACGGCGAACCGTAGGTGGCCGTGATGTACCGGATCGCGGCCACCGCGTTGGCGACCGGGTTGAAGATGCCGCCCGCCACCGTCGCGAACTGGGCGAAGGTGCTCGGCAGCGTCTGCATGAGCCCTTCGGCGTGCTCGCCCATAACGCCGATCGGGTTGACCGCGCGCGGGTTGCCGCCGCTTTCCAGCTGGACGATCCTCTGCAGGGCGGGCATCCATGACATCGGCACGCCGGTGTCGTGGATGGCCTGCGTCAGCCATGAGACGACGTTCCCGCCGACGCCGCCGGCAGCGGCCTGGACTTTCCCGGCGTGCGCCCTGATGCCCGCGGCCAGCCCTTCCATCAGCGACCTGCCGCCCTCGAACATGACCGACGACGGACTGAACCATCCCCAGATCTTCTTGAAGATCCCGACGACGCCGTGCGCGAAGCCGCCCAGCCAGCTCACTACCGGTCCTGCCGCCTGCTTGAGGCCGGTCAGCATGTCCCCGAGAATGCGCTTGCCGATGCCCCACAGGTCTGCGCCGAGCCCGAAGAACGCGCCCCTGATCTTCCCGGGGAGCGTCTTGAACCAGCCGGTGACATCGGCGATGCCGCGGCTTACCCGGCTGACCGTGCCGGCCCAGATCAGGTCCCATGCGGCGGCGATGTCATGGCGGGCAGTATCGAACCAGTGCGCGATGTCATGTTCCCAGCCGCCGAACAGCCGACCGGCCTGGTTGATGCCGTTGTTCAGCCGGCCGATCGTGTCATGCCAGGTCAGGTTCCAGATGCCCGCAACATCATGGCGTCCCCTGTCGAACCATCCGGCGAGGTCGTGGAAGCCCTTCGCGGTACGGGTGATCGTGTTATTCCAGGTGATGTTCCACCAGTTCACGATGTCGGTGCCCAGCTGCTTCCATGAGGTGAGCCCGGACGGGGTGCCGGTCGTCTTGCCGCTCTTCGGGTCCTTGCTGGTGCCCAGCCCGAACGGGTTGTCCCACCAGTTCTTCCCGCCCGGCCCGGAACTCGTGTTCTTCAGCACCATGTCCACGACCACCACGGCGGCCAGCGCGCCGCCCGCCAGCCGCACACCGGGCAGCAGCTTCCCCCACAGCCCGGCGGCGGCGCCGCCGGCAGCCGCCTCACCCGCGGCCGCCCCCGCGCCCGGGCCGAGGAGTTTTACCCCGACGGAAACCACGCCGAGCTTGTTCAGCGTCAGCATCACCCCGGCCACCTCGAGCAGCGGCTTCGCTATCGACGGGGGCAACTTCGCGATAAAGGCAAAGAACTGGGAGATGATGTTCAGCTCCGTCGCCGAAGCCGGGCCGAGACCGGGTGCCAGGGCCTTCAGCGCGCCGCCGATGTTCTTCAGCAATCCGCCGATCAGCGGGCCGTTCTTGCTGAACCAGCCCATGAATTTCGTGATGTCATCGGCGGTCTTCTTCGAGGATGCCCACGCCAGCACCGACGGGCCGAGATCAGCGATCCAGCCGACCGTCTTCTCGATCAGCGGGTTGAACTTCGGCAGCAGCAGTATGGCAGCGTTGATGAAGTCGATCAGCGTGCTGCCGATCGCGCCGACCGCCGCTGAGCCGGTCCCGCCGATGAAGTTGACGAACCCGGCGAATCCCTTGGAGTTGACCAGCCAGTTGAACTGCGTTCCCAGGTCCTTGATCACCGGGGAAACCCGGGCGATGATGGGGGCCAGTTTCCCGGTCAGGTCGGTGACGGAGTGCAGCCACGGCTGGAGCGCCCCGGCGATGACCGGGGTCTGCGCGGCCTTCAGGTTCTGCCACGCGTTCGCCATGTCCCCGAGTTCCTTGCTCAGGGCGATCTGCTGCGGGGACATTTGCGCATACGCCTTGTTGACCGCCAGCTGCTGAGTGAGCTGCGCGTTACTGAGCGCCTTCTGCTCGGCCGCGTAGGCGGCGTTCCGCTGCGCCTGCGTCTTCGCCAGCAACATGGAATACTGATATTGCGCGTGGATCTTCGTGACCGTCAGGCTGTATGCCTGCTGCGCCGCCTGGACCTGCTGCTCGGCCTTGAGCGTGTCCGCGAGGACGGGTTTGGCGACGGCGCCGAACGCGGCCAGCGCGCCGCCGCCGGCGACGGCGGCGCCCCCGAGGCCGATGGCCGCTCCCGCAGTCACGCCGCCCAGCGTCCAGGCGGCGGGCGCGAGCGCCAGCGCCGGGCCGAGCCACCCCGGGCCGCCGCCTCCCTTCATCTTCCTGGCGAACTGGAGCAGCCCGGAATCGTCGACCCTGACCTTGACGTTGACGGTGCGGTCTCTCACCGTCTCCGCGAGTTCCGCCCTGAACAGCCGCAGCTTCTCCGACGCCGCGGCCTTATCGATCTTCAGCTTGAACTCGGGGAAGGCCTTCTTCAGTTCCTCAGCGCGGCGGCTGATCTCATCCAGTTTCGCCTTCGACGCCGTGTCACCCCGGACGCCGATGTCGATCTCGACCTTCTTCACCAGCGCCATCAGGTCACCTCCTGTCCCGGGCGCTCTGCCGCCGTTCTTCCTCGATCGCGTCGGTCAGCTGCGCGAAATCAGCCAGCGTCAGGTCATTGACTACGGGCGGCGGGATGTTCCACTGCGCCAGCGGCACGAGATAACGGGCGCGGAGCACGCTTATGCGCTGGGTGACGACACGGGGACGGGAGGCTGGCCGTTCGAGGCCGCGACGGTAGGGCGCGGGCGGTCCGCCTGCGCCGCTTCGGCGTCTGCCCTGACGGCATCCGAGAACGCCTTGGAGAACTTGCCGATCTTGAAATCGGTGTCGGCGATCGGCTCCTGGCTGCCGCCATACAGGACCAGCCAGCCCAGGCACTGCATGGCGGTGACGCTGCCCTCGCTGATGCCTTTCTCGAAGTCGGCGATCGGGCCGCCCAGGTGCTTCTCGATCTTCAGCGCCTGCTTTACCGTGATGTCGTCCAGGCTGAACTCGTAATCCCGGCCTTCATAGGTGATGATCAACGGGAACCTTCCTGCTAGCGGTAGCCGGCCTGCTTCGCCCAGTCGTCGACGATCCCGGCGAATATGCGGGCCATCTCATCGGCCTGCGCGTCGATGGCCTCGCGGAGGAACGGGCGCGGCGGCTGCTTCACCCATGTCCACTTGCTGCGGTCGGTGCCGCGGGCGAACACCGGATGGGAACGGGGGGCACCGGACGGCTTGCCTTCCATCGTGTATGCCTGCGGCGCGGACGGCCCCCCGGCCGCGATCGTGATCCGCGACGCGCCGCCCTGCAGCCGCACCGACAGCGGCACGCGCCGTGACCAGCGCGCCGACCTGCGCCGCGCGTCCTCCGCAATGGGTTCGGCCGCTTTGCGGAGCCGGTCGGCGAGGATCGCCCGCTCAGTGCCGAGGCCGTAGACGGTGCGGCCTGCCTGCGGCATGCGCACCTCCCGGTAGCGTGATAGCGTGATGGCATGGAAGATACGCAGGCAACGACTATCAGGCTTCCCGTACCGCTCTACCAGCGGCTGCGGCGGCAGGCATTCGAGACGAACATCCCCATGAACCAGATAATCATCGCCGCGATCAGCGCGGCAATGGAGAAGACATCATGAACCCGTTCCAGGCCCTGATCCTCCTCATCTGGACACTCTCCGCGATCATCGCCGCCACGGTCACCGGCAGCCGCAAGGGCAGGCCCTGGGCAGGATTCCTGCTCGGCCTGATTCTCGGCTGGATCGGCGTCATCATCATCGCTGTCACGCCCCCCACGCATGAGAAGCGAGTGGCGCGGGAAAGGGAACGGCTGCAGATAGAGCGGGAGGCCCGGGTCAGATAGCGCTGGACTCTTTAGATACCAGCTTGACCTGGATGACCGGGTTGGTGCCGCTGCCGTCGTCGTAGGCCTGGAACCCGATCGACTGGGGGATGACGTCGGGACCGCCGATGTTCACCGCGCCGGTCTTGAACTTCACCGCCGGCAGGATGAATGACAGCCGGTACGGGTTCGGCCCGGACGCGACCCCGTTCGCGTCATTGCCTGCCGAGTCGAACTTGGTGAAGTCAAGCTGCAGCACTGTCGTCCCGGCGGTCTTGAACACGTCATACAGTTCGGTGCGGGAGAAGAACTCCGTTGTCAGCGTCCCGGTGATGGTGGGGATCGCGTTCTCGATCGGCTCACCTTTCAGCCCCGCGTTCCCGAGCCCGTACCGGTCGACTTTCATCGGCGTGGACCCGGTGATCGTGACGCCGGTGACTCGTGATCCCAGGGCGCTTCCGGCGGACACTGTCGTCTCCCCTGCGGAGGTGGAGGCGGTCCCGCCGATGTTCATGATCGTGGCGTCGGAGAACGCGAATAGCCCGTTAGGCGTCGGGTACGACGCGGCGGCCAGCGCCGTCGACGTGAGCTCCGTCTGCCCGTCGCACGTCACCTTCAGCTGGGCGATCTGGTTATCGTTGCAGGAGAACTCCCAGTCGGTGACCTTCACCCCGGTGTAGGTGAACGGCTGCACCGTGACGCCGCTGATCTGCGGGCGTCCCACCTGGCAGGTGATGAATTGCCCGGCTTTGCTGCCGTTAGTATGGTTCTGCTTGTACGCGGTCCCCAGGACCAGCGTCGGCGTGGTCACGCTACTGCCCAGCGCGAACTTCCACCAGAACCCCATCGAGTCGGCGATCGCGTTCGCCGCGGAGCCGATCGTGTGCTCCATCGTCAAGTCGCCGTTCACGTCGAACTGCGACTGGACGGTGCGGCTGGCACGGTTGTACGCCTGCCCGGCCTTCAGCCCCATCCCGTCGAGCCACGTCGGGTTGAACTGGAAATTCTCGCTGAGAAACTCGTAGAAATGAGTGACCGTGACCGGGGTGCCGTAGGTGACTTCGGCGACAGCCCCTACCTGGCCGCTCAATCCGGACGCATACGTTGGCACCGGTTACGCCCCTTCCCCGCCCTTGGCGGCTTTTTCCGCGGCGACCTTCGGGGCCGCTACCGGTTCCCATTTGTCCGGCGGCCATACGATCGGTGATGTGCCGTCAGCCTGGACGTCGGGCACGTCGACGGTTTCGCCGCCGTCCACCACCCGGTCGAGGAGCGGCACGTCCAGCGGGCCGCCGGATATGTTCTTCACCTTGGACATTTGCGCTCCCGTATCGTGGTTGACATGACCGCTGATACTCAGGCTGTCCCTGCATGGGTTTTCAACCTGCTCGATGCATTTCTTGACGAGAGTGGCTATACCGGCTTTGACAGCGGCGATCCCGGAATCCCGCTTGAAGTCATTGAGCACATGTCGGCGTACTACCGCCGCCGCGAGACATTTGATAAGCGCATCGCCGCGATAAAGGAGCGCCGTGCAGCTCCGGTGCCTGGTGACATCGACTGGCTCATCGCCGAACTGGAAGGACGGTTCAGCCCCCGATCCGGGACTTGAACGTCAGGTCGAACGGGACGCGGGCGATAGCACCCCTGGACGTGTTGTTCTGCAGCAGCGACCCGGCCTGCAGCCCCGGGTCCGGGAACAGGACATTGCCGCCGAACTGGCTGGTGTCGGCCTGCATGAGCGTCTCGACCGCGGCGACGATCCCGTACACGGCGACCCGCACCGTTTTCAGGTCATCGGTGCCCGCCCAGGCTTGCGCGCAGCAGCGGATGATGCTCGTCTCGTTGCGGCCGAGGCGGCCTATCGCCGCCCATTCCTGGGTGAACGCGGCGGCTTCCTCCGCGGACTCGCTGTCCGGGTCCGTCAGCCCGACGTACAGGGCGAGGCCCGGGTCGAGGTCGGTGGTCGGCGGCCCGTCGAACACCGTCACCGGCGGCGACGCCTGGCCGAGCGTCGCCGCGCCCTGGAACAAACCGACCAGGTAGTCGATCAGCGCCGGCACTCGCGATGTGATGGTGGGCATTAGACGAATGCTTCCTGCATGAACGGCATCCCGTTGAGGGAGCCGTCGAGGAGCTCGGCGGCCTGGTTCGGGATCGCGAACCCGAACCCGGGCGGGGTGATCATGTCCGCCTGCGCGCCCATCGACGGCCGCGCCGACGGCCCGTGCTGCGTTTCCCACAGGTTCTGCAGGATGATCCTGCCCGCGGTGTTGAACGCGGCGGGGACGCTGGTACCCCACCCGGCGACGTAGGTGATGTTGACCTGAGGCAGCCACTGGAAGAACGGGCCGTAGAACGGCAGGCCCAGCTTCCGGCGCACCGTCCCGGCGTTGGCGTCGAGGTCCAGGCCGCCGCTGATGTCGATCGTCCCGCCGGACGCGGACAGGATCTGGGTGACGGATACGAGGGGGCGCTGCCGGACCACGATCACCGTCTGCGCGGAGGTCATCTCCGTCCGCTCGCCAGTGATCGTCCGGTTGACGAGCGGGCCGCCCGTCATCCGCTCCATGCACGACTCGATCGTCGCGACGTATGCCTGGATTTCGCTGTCATACGTGGTGACGGACTGCGGGATATTCAGGGCGTCCTTGGCGTCCTGCAATGGGAGGACGGCGACCTCGAACGGGTCGAACACGTCGAAGTCGCCGAAGGAAACCCCGGCGCCGGTGCCGGTCGCTGTCCACGTGTACTGGTAGTGGCCGAGTCCCTGCAGGTCGGCGGCCGGGACATCCTGGTGGTACAGGCCAGTGCCGTCATTGGCGGGGGACGCGTAGGTGCCGGTGGTCAGCCAGGTGCCGTCGGCCTGCGCGAGTTTGACCAGGAGGGTGAGGGCGGTGGCGTTGACGAGGGTGCCGGTGACGTCGCGGACGGTCGTCGATACGCGGACCGGCTGGTTAAGCGGGTACCTAGCCACCCGGTCCTCCTGTCCTGGTATCCGATGCGGTGAGGACGCCCCCGGAACCGCCGGCGGTGTCCGCGGCGGTCAGGGCGGCCAGGGACGTGTCTGCGGCGGTCAGGGTGCCTACGGTGAACGGCGGCGGCGGCGCGTTGACGGTGCGGGTCACCGTGCCGGCCCACTGGCCGCGCCAGGACGGCCTGCGGCGGACGAGGCCGCCGGTGGCGGTGCGCGGCTGCCGGGGCGGTGCCGTGTTCCCGCGGGTGACAGCCCGGCCGGTGCCCCTGCGGCGTACCAGGCCGCCGG